GCGCCAATGAAAATGAGATTCGCCGATTCATCGATGCTGCAACTGACTTGGCTGAAACTTATGTCGGACAGGTATTAGGTCGCAGAACCTTCACGAATGAGCTTTATGACGGAGGAACTGAATTCATCCGCATCCGCAATCCAAAGGCAATCTCAATTTCTTCAGTTTATGAGAACGGCGCTTCGGTTCCTTCTTCAAATTATGTTCTCGACTACACAGGGCAGCGCCTCTATCGCATCGGCTCAGGAACGCTCTATGCGACCAACTCTTATGGCTACTGGACACAGGGCATGAATAACATTCAGATCACTTATGTGGCTGGATATGTCAATCCTCCAATGTCTGCCAAGCAAGGCGTTCTCGTTATCATCAAGCACCTTTGGGAAACCCAGCGCGGAGCCATGAATGTGATGGGTCGCGTATTAGGTGGAGATGAAATGTATTCAACCCCTACTTATTCACTTCCTCGCCGAGCGATGGAATTACTCGATCCAACTTCATTCCCAGGGATGGCATAAACCATGACAACGACCACAAAATATCCAACGATGATTGACAAAATCATCACAGCTCTTGGCGCGGCTTCAAGTCTTGCAGGAGTTCGGATATTTGATGGCGCTGAGGTTGATGAATCCTATCCAGGCAACGCCATTGCTATCGGTCACGATGGCTCTCTTGGCGATACTGAAATGCAAGTTGGCAACATCCGCAACACACCTCTTGATTTCACAGATGTCCATGAGGAGTCAGGAACAATCAACTGCTCACTCTGGGCATGGTCAGGCGATACAAGTTTCAAGTCATCTCGAACCACTGCCTTCAACCTACTTTCAGCAGTGGACACAGTTATTCGAGCAGATTCAACCTTCTCAGGGACTTGCTTCTATTCATGGCTCGAATCAAACACTGTTACCTACCGCCAGACCACTTCAGGTTCAGCAGTAGTCCTCAACTTTGCAATCGCTTACACCGCCCAATCATAAGGAGAAGTCAATGACTTACATCATCACATCAGATCGCTTGGATAGTCCAAAGAAGTTGGGCGATGCCATCACAGACAAAGAATTGCTTGCAATGGGAGCCAATATTGAAGCCCTCATTGAAGGCGGTCACATCTCATCAGATGCGACAAAACCAGCAACAACTACAACCCCTGCAACCTCTGAAGGAGCCTCCGAATGAGCAAAATCGTTCTAACCGATGCCAAGGTGACAATCAACTCTGTCATCTTGAGTGATCACATCGCAAGCATCACCATTGAAACCAAGGATGACATCGTTGAAACAACAGGTTTCGGAGCAACAGGAGCTGCAAAGACTCGCGTTGCTGGTCTCGCCGATAACCAAGTCAGCATTGACTTCCACCAAGATTTCGCAGCAGCAAATGTTGAAGCGACAATCTATCCATTGCTCGGATCAACAACCACAATCGTGGTTCAACCAACATCCGCAGCAGTAGGTGCAACAAACCCAACTTATACATTTACAGCGTTAGTTGCAGACTGGACTCCACTCAAGGGTGGCGTTGGACAACTTGCAACTGCTTCTGTAACATGGCCAATCACAGGTGCAATTACGAAAGCGAGCGCATAACTCATGGCTAAAATCGTACTCACTAACCCTTCCATCACTATTGGCGGCGTTGACCTTTCAGACCACATCAACAACATCACACTTGAAACTAAGTACGATATTGTCGAGACAACAACATTCGGATCAACTGCCAAGACTCGCGTTGCTGGACTTGCAGACAATCAGATCAGCATTGATTTCATGCAGGACTTTGGTTCAAGCTCAGTGGAAGCAACAATCTATCCATTGCTCGGAACCACAACCTCAATCGTCATCAAGCCTGTTGCTGGTACAACAACCACAACGAATCCGCAATACACAGTTTCAGCGCTCGTTGCAGACTGGACTCCACTCAAGGGTGGCGTTGGTCAGCTTGCAACAGCTTCTGTCACATGGCCTGTCTCTGGCGCAATCACAAAAGCAACTTCATAGCCAACTAACTTAGGGGAAAAATCATGGATGGTCTTTCAGTCAAAATCGTAATGAGCGATGGTGTGGAACATATGTATTCCTTACGCCCTCGAATCATCGTGGACTTCGAGCAGAAGTTCGGCAAGGGGCTTGCTAAGTTACTTAGCGAGGAACAGAAGTTGGAACATCTCTACTATCTTGGCTGGAAGGCACTCCAGAGCAATGGTGTAGTTGTCAAGCCATTTGGCGGAGACTTCCTAGACACCATCAAGTCTGTTGAATTGGTGACAGACCCTTCCTTAGAATCCACCGCGACTCTCTGACCTATACGGTTGCAGTGTTGGCGGTGGAGTTGGGAATTTCACCGAATGAATTGCTTGATGCTCCAGATGGAGTCCTAGAAGCAATCGTTGCTTATCTCGACTTGCGCAGTAAAAAAATGGAGAGATGATGACAGGAAACAAAATTGTGCTTGTTGGAATCGAGCAGACAATTGCCGATTTGAAGAAGTTCGATGAAGATGCTGTCAAGAAGTTCAACAAGACAATCAATGATGAACTTCGCAAAGCTAAGAATGAAGCCAGAATAATTGTTGCAGATGCTGCTGGATCTAATGGTTCACCTTTGAGTGGATGGCAGACTCAGCGCAAACTCGGCCCTAGAACTGAGAAGCAAAGCAAGACTCGACCATTTCCTGTCTGGAATACTGGCGAAGTTATCTCTGGCATTGTTTCATCAAGAGCGCAAGGAAAAGTTCGCAAGGATTACACAACCAGCGCAGGAGCCTTGATCAATAAGTCCAGAGCTGGAGCAATCTTTGAAATCGCTGGTCGAGTCAAAGGCGAAGGAAAGAATCCACAGGGAACTGCCTTCAAACAAATCTTGAGAGAAAAATACGGCGAAGCAAGTCGTGTCGTTTTTCGTGTAGTTGACAAAAATCGTGCAAAAATTGAGGCAAAGTTCTCATTCGCTCTTGAAGAGGCGAAGGTTACTTTGCAAAAAAACCTTGAGTCTCGATAGGGAGAAAAATGGCTAACAAAGGCGCAGTTGTCGCTCGTATTGTTTCCGAATACTCCGACAAGGGAACCAAGGAAGCAACCAAAGATTTCAAAAATTTATCAAAGGAATCTTCTGGTCTAGGTAAGCAATTCGAGCAATTAGGCAAGAAGTTCGTTGCTGCATTTGCAGTCACAGAGATTCTCAGATTTGGCTTTGAATCCGTCAAGGTTGCCGAAAGAGTCAACGGCGCATTCTCGAAGATGAACTTGGCATTTGCCAATTCTGGATCCGCACTCAATTCCAACAGCGAGCAGGTTCAAAAGGCAGTCGAGCAGATGGGCAATCTTGCCTTCACCTCTATCGATACTGCTGATGCCTTGGCTCGCGGCGCAATCATCTTCCATAGCGCATCAGGTGCAATGAACAATCTCGGCCTTGCAGCAAATGTTGCAAGAGCAGGGAATATGAGCCTGAGCGATGCAATGATTGCTCTCGGAAAAGCCTCTGAAGGCAAGGCAGTCAAGTCATTGACCGCTTTGGGCGTTGTCATGCCTAAAGTTGGAACCAATGCTGAGAAGTTCAAGATCATCAGCGACCAACTCACCAAATCCTTGCAAGGTCAAGCTGAAGCCTATGCTCAGACTCATCCTATCGAAGCGATGAAAGTCAAAATGGAAGAACTTTCCAACTCAGTTGGACAGTTGCTTCTGCCTGTATTCAATGCAGTGGTCAAGGTCATTGACACCTATGTCATCCCAACCTTCGTCAAGATGTTGAACTTCTTGCGCGAGAATCCAAAGTATCTTCAGCCATTTGCTAATGCTTGGGCTTTGATTATCAACATCATGGCAAAAGTCTCGGCTGTCATCCTTGGAACCGCAGGTGACCTTCTCAAATTTGCTTCAATCATCTTTCAAGTTGTTCGCGCTGTCGCATTCCTCTCTGGCGAGAAGGCAATGGCTAACTGGGCGAAGACAGCAGCCGATGGATTAGGAAAGACCTCCGAGGTTCTAGAAACTGCCGCCAATAAGCTCGACAAGTTCCATATGAACGCTGTCAAACTCAAGGCAACTTCTCCCATCGTTGTCAAGAGTTTCGCTGACATCACAGCCCAGACAGATAAGGCAACAGCCTCGACTTCCAAACTGACTGCTGCTCAAATTGCATCCATCGATGCTTTGAAGAAGATGGGTGTGACTGTAAAGGATCAGGCAAGTTCTGATCCGATTGAACTTGAAGCTGCTCGCCAGAACCTTGTCAGGCAAGGAAACATCATCGAGCAAGAGCGCATCCAAGCAATCCTCGATGGCATGGCGGCTCAGGTCAGCGCCAACCAAGCGATTGCTCGCTATAACGATTTGCTCGCCGCGCTTTCAGACAATCACATTTCATCAGCTGAGGTCGCACTCCTTGCTGATAAGTGGGGAATCTCTCAGAACGCAGTTGTCGCATATATCGCCCAAGTAACTGGAGCAGCAGCCTTTGATCCAAAGGATTTAGGCTCACCAGGAGCAGTAGCGGCTCAAGGTTGGAGCAATGCTCTGGCGATGCTGAATGCCTACTATGACGGCTTGCGCAATCCTGTCACCATCTCAACACCAGCAGCAAGTGGTGCTGGTGCCGGCTCAGGTGCTGGCTCAAGTGCTGGCTCAGGTGCTGGTTCATCCTCTTCCGCGTCAACAATTCCTTATACTGGATATACAACCTCTTCAACAGCCAAATTCCCAACCACAGAGTTGGGTCAAATTATTGTTCCTTCGACTCCGACAGCATCATTTGGCGCAAACCAAGATGCTGCTGCCCAATATGGTTTCGGGCCGAACTTTATGTCAGGAACTGGTGGTGGAACTACAACCATCATCAATGTTCAAGGCAATGTCCAGACCCAATCAGATAACGCAGCAGCGATTGCAAAGCAATTCCAAATCAATCAGCTTTCAGGAAAATCTGCTCTCAATCTCGGCTCGATTGCGAACATCTAAATGTCGGTCACAGGAGTTCCAACCTTCGGAGCAATCATTGACTTCACCAATGGTGCAACCTTTATTTCCTCAGCCTTTACTTTGGACAACTCAATCAAAGGCAAGTTGGGAACAGCGCAGCTTGCCGATTCCGATGACTCAGTAGATGTCTCATCAATCGCACTTCAGGCATCCATTCGCCGAGGTCGCAACCGTATCCTTGACAAGTTCGAGGCAGGAAGCGCCACAGTAGTTCTCCAAGATGACAACGGAAATTTCAATCCGAGCAATTCGAGTTCGCCCTACTACGGCAAGATTTTGCCGCTTCGTAAGATCACCATTTATGCCGATTATAACGGCACTCGATACACCCTCTTCAACGGCTTCATTATGCAGTTCATCACTCGCTTTGCAGTCGGAATCAATGACCGTTCTAGCGTGACCTTGGTGTGCGTTGACGGCTTCAGAATGTTGACAAACCTCAACATCAACGCAATCACTGGAACAGCCAATGGTGATACCACAGGAACTCGCGTTTCACGATTGCTCGACATTGCTCAATGGCCAGTCAGTCAACGCGCTATCGACACAGGCACCTCCACTCTGCAACCAGATCCAGGAACAGCCAACCGCACAATGTTGGATGCGATGCAGACGGTTGCAGATAAGTCCGAGTTCGGAGCCTTTTTCATCGATCGTCAAGGTGTTGCCACCTTCTATTCTCGACAGACTTTGGGGCAGAAGGCAGCAAATCCAGTCACAACATACTCTGATGATGGAACGCAGATTGGGTATCAAGGAATCGAATTGACCCATGACGATGTTCTCATCGTCAATGATGTCACCGTCACTCGCGTGGGAGGAAGCCCACAACAAGTTACAGACCCCACTTCCATCACTACTTACTACCAGCACTCAGGTATTCGCCCAGATATCCTTGTCCAAAGCGATGCTGAATCTTTGAGCCAAGCCCAGATGCTCCTTGCTTCTCGTAAGGATGCAGTTCTGCACATCTCATCCTTCAACTTGAATCTCTTTGATCCAATAGCAAGCACTCGCATTGTCGCTGGATTGAAGTCTGAAATCTTTGATGTGATTCAAGTGACGAAGACGATGCCAGGAAATACATCAATCACCAAGACTCTATTCGTGCAAGGCGTTCAACACGACATGACAAAGCGCAGCTTTGACACTAAGTTATTGACTGCCGAGCCAATCATTCAATCGTTCGTTCTCAACAGTTCAATCGCAGGGGTTTTGAATTCAACCTCATCTCTTCTCAGTTACTAAGGAGTGTAAAAAATGGCAGGTGGCTACAAGCTCTGGTCAACAGGTGAAGTCGTAACAGCGACAAACTTGCAGTCCTATATTCAGAATCAGACAGTGATGGTATTCACCGACTCCGCTGCTCGAGCAACAGCTCTTTCAGGTGTTGTCGCTGCTGGAATGATTTCCTATCTGACAGGCACCAACTCCCTTGAGACTTACAACGGCACAACCTGGACAGCCAACGGCACAGGCGATGTGACCACCACTGGCACTCAGACTTTGACGAACAAGACTCTGACTCTTCCTGCCATCGATAACTTCATCCTCGGGTATGCCACAACTGCCACAGCCGCAGGCACAACAACCTTGACCAACGCCAGCGTCAACCAACAGCTCTTCACAGGCACATCGACACAGACAGTAACAATGCCAGTTGCATCGACAATGACAGTTGGAACTCGATACTTGATCGAGAACAACTCAACAGGCATTGTCACAGTGCAGTCATCGGGTGCAAATACAATCGTTGCAATTCCTGGTGGAATGTCTGTCAAGGTGACATCAATCCTGAACTCAGGAACAACTGCTGCCTCATGGGATTATGAGTATGTCGGCTTCAACACCATCACAGGTACAGGTGCGAATGTTTTGGCAACATCTCCAACAATCTCCGATCCTGTCATCACAGAATCTGTCAACGCTCAGACAGGAACGACTTATACTCCAGTCTTAGGCGATGCCAAGCAGATGGTGACACTTTCCAACGCCTCTGCCATCACAGTGACAATTCCACCAAACTCATCAGTTGCCTATGCAGTCGGATCGAAGATTGACTTCATTGCCAAGGGCGCAGGTCAGGTGTCATTTGCCCAAGGCTCAGGTGTAACTATTCGCTCAACGGGTGCGACAGCGACAGCGCCAAAGCTGCGTGTGCAGTTTTCAGCCGCGACTGCTTGGTATGAGGGAAGCGATATTTGGTACATCGTGGGGGATCTCGCCTAATGACACCGATGCTAGGCATCCTCGCCTCTCAAATCACAGGGCATCTATCCACCAACTCCTTCGAGTCAATCGCTACTGTCACAGTCGGTTCGGGCGGACAGAGTTCAATTTCGTTCTCGTCAATCCCTAGCACCTATAAGCATTTGCAAGTTAGGGCTATTGGCAGAACAACTGATTCGGGAGTTGTAGATAGCACTATTGCTTGGCGATTCAATTCTGATTCAGGTGCTAACTACACACTTCACTTACTTATTGGAGATGGGTCCAGCGCATCTGCTTATGCGGGAACGGGGCGCGACAATGCTTCGGCTTACCTTGCTGGAGCAGGAGCAAGTGCAAATGTATTTGGTGCAAGCGTGATGGATATTCTTGACTACACAAATACGAACAAATATAAAACAGTGCGCTCGCTCTTTGGTACAGATACCAATGGCTCAGGGGGGCGAGTAATGCTTGACTCTAACCTTTGGCTCAATACTGCGGCGATTACATCTATCTCCGCAACTCCAGTGACAGGCTCTTTTGTTCAGTATTCATCATTCGCCCTATACGGCGTAAAATAAAACGGAGCCTCACTATGACAACAAACTTTAGAAAGGCTGGTGCATAATGGCATCTACTTTTACACCAATTCAAACGACAACCCTTAGCACTGCGACTCGTTCCGTAACATTTAGCAGCATACCTGCACCTTATACAGATTTAGTTGTCGTAGCATCTATTACTGGAATATCAGCATCAGGTGGAACTATTGTACTTAGAATGAATGGCGACACTGCAGCAAACTATTCAACAACTTCTCTTAGCGGAACTGGAAGCGCAACAAGTTCAAGTCGCTATACAAGAGCAGACGCGCTTCAAGGCGTTGTTGTTGGTGGTGCAAACTACGGAGCAGCAACTGGTCCACAAAATATCATTGCCCACGTGATGAACTACGCAAACAGCACAACTAACAAAACTGTTATAGCCC